AGTTTGAGTTTAACAACAACCAATCTAGCGGCTCCGTGGTCGTCAAGAACAACTCCGGCACGACGGTCTTAACGGTCGGTTCGGGCGGATACGGCATTGCGATCTTGCTCGCCAATTCGGTTGCGGCAGGAACATGGGACACGCATTTTTTCGTCCCGTCCAACGCCTCATGGACCGCCAACACTCTAGATTACGCCGGCTCGATCACCAGCGCGACGTGGAACGGAACGGTTATCGCCCCCAATCGCGGCGGCACGGGCGTGGCAAACAGCACCGCCAGCACCCTGACGATTAGCGGCGCGTATCCGATGACACTCACCGTGTCGGCGTCCACCAGCCTCACGCTGCCCACCAGCGGCACGGTGACGGCGCTGGGAAACGCCACAACCGGTTCTGGTTCTATCGTCCTGGCGACCAGCCCGGTTTTGGTAACGCCAACGCTTGGCGCTGCCACGGCAACTAGCGTCAACGGCTTGACGATTACCAGCACAACCGGCGTTCTGACGCTTGCAAGCGGCAGCACCCTGGCGACGTCAGGCGCGTTCAGCACTACGTTCACGGCAACGGGTGCTACTAGCCTTACGCTGCCCACCACAGGCACCCTGGCGACCACCGCAAACACCGTTGCATCGCTGGGCGGCACGACTGGGACCATTGCCCTTGGGACAGGCCTGTCGATCACCACCGGCACACTCAACGTGGCGAACGGTGCGACCGGCACTGTGACCAGCGTGGCTGTCAGTGGTGGCACGACCGGCCTGACGACCTCTGGCGGGCCAGTGACGGGCGCTGGGACGATCACTTTCGCCGGCACTCTTGCGGTTGGTTCTGGTGGCACGGGCGTCACGACTAGCACAGGGTCTGGTTCCGTTGTGCTTGGGACCGGACCAACGCTGTCCGCGCCGGTCATCAGCACCATCGTCAACACCGGCACCCTGACGCTGCCGACTAGCACCGACACGCTCGTGGGGCGCGCGACGACTGACACACTGACCAATAAGCGCGTCACCCCGCGCGTCAATACCGTCACCACGACTGGCACAGTCACGCCAACAGGCGATAGTTCCGACCAGTATGAGGTTATCGCCACCGGCACCTTGACCATCGCCGCACCTTCTGGGACGCCGACTGACGGCCAAAAGCTGATGCTACGGGTGAAAAACAACGGCACCGTGACGGCTCAGGCAATCACTTGGACGACGACTTCCGGGGCCTATCGCGTGATTGGTGTTACGTTGCCAACTGCCACGCCCAGCAACGCCACAACCGGCGTGGCTTACGTCGGCTGCGTGTATAATTCTGCCGATACATATTGGGATGTTCTGGCTGTGGGGACGCTGTAATGCTGCGGGTTGCCATCGTGGATGACGTGACCAACATCGTTGACAACATTGTTGTGGCAAACTCGCTCGACGACTGCGGCCAGCCGGGGACGTTCGCCATCGACGTGACTGACGGCCCGCCATGCGCCCCTGGCTGGGTCTACGATCCCGCCACCGGCCTATTCACTGATCCGAGCGTCTAATGGCAACTCGCACCGTCGTCTACACCACGTCCAACACGTCGTCGGGCTACCTCATGCCCTACGACATGGACCCAACGCAACCGTTCCAGTTGATCGCACTGGGTGCGGGCGGTGGCGGTGCGGTCGGAACAACTTTCGGGCAAGGTGGCGGCGGTTCTGGCGCATGCGCCTTTACCAGCAATGTTACTGTAACTGCTCCAATCACCCCTGGCCTTACTAAATTGTATGTGTCCATTGGCGCAGGTTCCAGCGCGGCGGCGGGCGGCGCTACCTGGGCAAATATTGGCACCAATGCAAGCCCTGGCACCGGATCGACTGGAACAAGCGGTGTGCTGGCTGCGGGCGGCGGTGCCGGCTCTAACCCGACTGGCGGCGCTGGCGGAACTGTTGCCAACAGCGGCGGATCAGTAAAAGTTGTTGGATCTGCTGGTGGCGCTGGTAGTGGTTCTTACAACAACAACCGAGGGGGTGGTGGTGGCGCGCCAATGATCTCCCTTGCTGGTGTTGGTTACACAGCGGGCGCTGGTGGTGCTGGTTACGCATCAAGTGTTGGCGGCTCAGGTGGTGGCGGTGGTGCATCTGTCGCCGCAGGCGGAAATGGCGTCACAGCGAACAATGGCACTAGCACTGCGGGCGGCAAGGGCGGAAATTCTGGCTACGGAACTGGCGGAGGGACTGGGGCCACATCGTCCGCAGCGGCTGGAAATGGGACGATAGGTGGCGGCGGCGGCGGTGGTTTCTCCACTACCAACGTCACTGGTGGGCTTGGTTCTTACAACAATGACTTTGTGGACAGCGTTACTGGGGTTGGCGTAGGGGCTGGCGGCGGCAACGGCGGTTCTTCTCAATATCAGCCTGGACAGGCACCCTACGGCGCGGGCGCGGGCGGTGCTATAAACCTCACGTCCATCGGCGGCAACGGTTTCGTTGTCCTCGTCTACACCGTTGCAGTGTTCACCGAGACGCAGAAGACCATTGTGTTCACCACCACAGGTGCCAGTTCTTATACGATCCCGTCTGATTTCGATACGACCAAACCTTTTCAACTAATCGCGCTTGGCGGCGGGGGTTATGGCGCCATATCAACCTCGCGAGCATACGGCGGTGGTTCTGCGGCTGCTGCCTACACAGGCAACGGGTTTGTCACAGCGTCAATAGTCCCTGGCTCAACAACGCTTTATATGTTTATAGGTGGCAGCGGAACTGCGACCTGGGCTAACATCGGAACCAATGCCAGTCCTGGGGCGGGATCGACGGGAACCAGTGGCGTTCTTGCGGCATTTGGTGGCACCGGAGGCACCACGGCTGCCGGGGCTGGCGGAACAACCGCCAATTCTGGCGGGGCAATACTTGTTGCAGGCTCTGCTGGTGGCGCATCCACCCCCGGCGGCCAGCGCGGCGGCGGTGCGGGCGCTCCGATAATCAACCTATATGGCACTTCGTTTTCTGGTGGCGTCGGTGGCGCGGGTTTCACAACTGCTGGAACTGGATCTGGTGGCGGTGGTGGCGGTGCCAGCACAAAGGGCTCTGGTCTTGTTGGTGGAAGTGGCACATCAGCTGCTGGTGGCGCGGGCGGCAATGATGGCGCGGGCGATGCGGGCGGTGCTGGCGCGACATCATCGACTGCTGCGACGGGCGGAAGTGTTGCGGCGGGCGGCGGCGGTGGCTTTGGCTCCACCAATTTTGCTGGCGGCTTCGGTGGGCAAAACACGGCAGGCTTTACCGACTCAACCACAACGGTTGCGGTTGGAGCGGGCGGTGGCAATGGTGGCACATCCGGCTCATCCGCTGTTACTCCATCAGGATACACCGGCAACAACTACGGTGCGGGTGGCGGTGGCGTGTATGACGGGACTAACAATCTTTGCATTCCCGGCAACGGCTTCGTCGTCCTCGTCTACTATTCAACCGGCACAGGCCCAGTAACCAACACCACCAATTTCTTCTTCATGTTCCGGTAGATTGCCGTTTTTGAATTACCATTTGCTTTCGATTGCGGCGGCGATGCGAATAATTTATGGTCTGACGGCGCAGCAACGCGCTTAAATCGGGAGATTTGTAATGTCGTCTGTTTTGGTAACAATCGAACACACGGTTGAAGAACTTAACTCCATCCTGATCGCACTGGCTGAACGCCCGTTCAAGGAAGTCGCCGCGCTGATCGCCAAACTTCAAAGCCACGGGCAGCAGGCGTTGAACAACACCGCAGCCGAAACGCCTGCGCTGGCAGCCGAAACCCCGCCAGCGGCTTAATCGGGAGCGATACAGATGGACGCGCAAACCGCTATTAACCTCGTTGGTGGAGCCATACTGGCGATTGTTGGGTGGGTTGCGCGTCAACTCTATCAGTCCATCCGGGACTTGCAGCAAGACATCAAAGGCATTGAGGTTTCATTGCCTACGAACTACGTTCAGAAAACCGAATTCAACAGCAACCTTAAAGAAATCAAGGAAATGCTGAACAAGATATTCGACAAGTTGGACGACAAGGCGGACAAGTGAAAAAGTTTTTTACCCACCTGTTTACCTCTGCGGACAATACCACGTTCGACTTGGGTCGGATCTTGTGGGCGCAAATAAGTGTTTCGTTCGTAGCAATAAGCGGCTGGGCCTATGGTTCTGGCCATGCAAATTTTGATCCCGTCACTTGGGCTGCTGGTGCGGCGGCAATTCTTACGGGCGGCGCGGCCAATCTCAAAATTAAGCAGTCCACAGAACCAGGGGCAAACAATGTTGGCAATGCTGGCTGAACCTTTTGCTAAATACATTGCGGCTGCTGTTGTGGTCTTGGCGCTGGTTGTTGGCGCGGCTTTCTATGTCCATTCCATTCGCGTGGAAGGAATTGCACAAGGCCAAGCGGAAGACGCCAGCGCGTCAGCCGAGCGAGCGGCGACTGTGATGCAAAATAGCTCGCGGATTGACCAAACAATCTGGCAAGACGCCAACCCACAAGCAGAATTGCGCAAAGATTGGGAGCGGCCCAAATGAAATTAGTTATCGCGTTGCCCATCGTGATTTTGCTGACAGGATGCGCACCGAAGCCGGGCATTGCCACCGATACCGGCTGCCTGTGGGTGCGACCGATTTACGTTGGCGCGCAAGACGTGCTGACCACGGAAACGGCTGACGAAATTCTCGCCCACAACGAAAAATGGAAGGCGAATTGCAAATGACGTGGGTTTATGAACAAACGAGCGGAAAGTTATCGCAAAATGGCGAAATGGTTGGCGTTGGCTATTCTGGCATTGCTGATGGTTTGGACAATCCCGCCGAACAAAACATTGCGGACATTGGTCCCATTCCGGTTGGAACTTATGATATTGGGCCAGCCTTTACGCATCCGCAGTGCGGGCCGGTGGCTATGCGTCTGACCCCGCAAGTGGGCACCAATACTTTTGGGCGCGACGGCTTTTTGATTCATGGCGACAACACCGACATGAACCACACAGCCAGTCATGGTTGCGTGATCCTGCCTCGTATCGTCCGCGCTGCTATTGATGCGTCGGATGACCGCGTGTTTGAAGTTGTTGCTGGCTGATGCTGAAAAACCGAAAGCGGTAAAATCAAATCGGAATGTGAAGTGTTGCTTTTTCCACTTCAATCCATTTATGAAACCAGCTAACGCTAATCCAAATCGGTTTTTCCTGCTCCCGGTTGATGTAAATTAAATTCCCAATCATGGAATTGACGTGATAAGCCTTGCGAGAAGTGTCAGCAGGATACCACCATTGACCGACCTCTAACGCAGGCCGAATAACTGCAACTTGTTTCAACGCAACACCGTCACCGTTACATGCGCAACGCCTTTTTTACCAATGCCCAATTTCTTGCCTGCTTCTTCTGTTAAATCAATAATGCGGCCACGACGAAACGGGCCACGGTCATTGATGCGAACAACAATTTGTTTGTGATTGTCTTTGCGGGTAACAAGCACCATAGTGCCAAACGGCAAATTCTTTGAAGCGGCCGTCATAGCATGGTTATTAAACCGCTCTCCATTGGCGGTAATGTGGCCTCTGTTATACCAGGACGCAATTCCAGTATCCGCATGCGCGGGCGTGACCGCGCAAAACAACAACAAACCAGCAATTTTGCCGATCATTTTAGATTTAATTTTTGGAATTTTTTTCATCGTTTTTTCCTTTTTCTGCTTTTAGTTCGCTTGCCCAAGCGGCATATCCGGCTTGATCAATAAAATCATCCGGGTTGTATTCTCCAAATGCGCTGCGGGCGATTTTTAGCAAAACCATCATTTGCGCTACATTGGAAGCATCAATGTCTTGCGGCAATTTTGTTGCAGATTTCAAATAAACCGACCAAAATTTAGCAATCAATTCAAAACTATTTTCCGCTCCGTGCTTAGACCGGCCACCTTCAATGATGTGCTTGGCTTTAGATAAGACATCATTGGCGTTCATTTGGTGTATTCCTTAACCATGTAGGCATTGTGGGTTCTGATCCATCGATAAAAATGGTCCGGTTCAGTTAAAAACGATCTGACGGCATTGGGTTTCTTCCAAAACACATCGCCATTGCGGTCTATTTTGTAGATAAAACGCCAATCTCCATCGGGTGTGTGCCACCATTGACCGGCTGCCGGCAAAGGTTGCGGCAAATCGTGAGCATTTGACCGGAGATTGGACGATTTAATTGGCAATGGTTTAATCATCGGCGAATTTCTGCCAATTGCCGCAAATCGCATCGAGCCAATAAAATCGTGGCACCAGCCGCTTTTAAATCGGCTGCTGTGGCATCTCTAGCAACAATACACATGTCGCTATTGGCAAACACGCGCTCGGGCGGTGTGATCACCGTCGTGCCGAGCAAGGCAATGACCGCCATTGAAAACACGCCCATGTCATTTTCCCCTGGCTGTTAAATTATCGCCCATGCGCACTGCGTCATTGCGCCAAGTCCAACATTCCCCGCTGTCGTCTTGAAAGCATACCCACATCAAATCATGCTCATAACCGTAATCAATAACAAAATGCGCCATTGCCTTTCCCTTGGGAGTCAGCAGTGGCAGCGGAGGGTCAACGCGCGTCATTGAATGCCGCCTTGTATTTTTTCTCAATTTCCCGCAATCGTTCAATTTCAATCACCAGCAATTCGCCCGGCGTTGGCATGCGGTCCTTTCGGGTTTGAGCCTTTTTGATAAGCGCAATCACATCATCAACTGTCATTATGTCCTCCTGTTGGTATAAACAGCCTTGCAACTTTCGCGGAATATGTCAACCCTTGACCGGCATATCTCCGCCAATCAAAATGATAAACCTTTAAGGAGCAAACAAAGTGATTATTTTGGCAATCGATCCCGGCGTCACTGGCGCTTTGGCATGGGTCACATCTGACGGCATTTTGATTGATGCAGTTGATGTTCCAATAATTGTTGTGCGGGGAAAAAAGAAAATTTCCGCAGCCGGATTGGTAACTTTAATGAAAACCCGCTCGGTTTCCTGCGTTGTCATTGAAGGCGTTGCATCTCGGCCTAAACAAGGCGTGGCATCTATGTTTAATTTTGGATATTCAGCCGGCCTCCTAGAAGGCGCTGCAACGGCTTTGGGATTCCCGGTGCAGATTATCCCAGCCGCAACATGGAAAACTGGCGCAGGCGTATCTAAAGACAAAGGCGTTGCCCGCATGATGGCAACCCGATTCTGGCCGGGGGCGGCAGATAAATTTGCGTTGGTCAAAAATGATGGCCGGGCAGAAGCCGCGCTGCTTGCTCGATGGGTGGCGTTAAAAAAATCGTGATGGCGCGCATTTAGCTATTGCGACTCGGATGCAATACCGTTAAATCTTGCATCAGGACAACAACGAAAGGGCAAAAAAACTTACCCGCCTTTTTTTATCATGTGAGGACAAAATGAACACAAATCGCATAACTCTGGCGCAAGCTGGTGGCATGACCGTGATCGAGATTGCAAATCTCGATATCGATCTGATTGCCGGGTTGCTGGAAGACGTTGCCGAATTGGTGGCGCAAAGCAAAAAACTAAACGAACTAATGAATTCGGCTATGCACGAACGCTTTAACTCGGTGGCAACCGCTGTTCGCAAAGCTAAAGGTGTTGATACCGGCACCGTGCGAATTATTGAAGGTGCCTATACGGTTATTGCTGATCTTCCCAAGAAAATTGATTGGGATCAAAACGGGTTGCAGCAACTGGAAGCCAAACTGGCCGAAATGGGCGAACCTACCAGCGATTATATCAAACTAAAACGCGACATTTCGGAAGCTGCATATAAGGCTTGGCCGTCGTCGCTGCAAAAAATGTTTGAACCACATCGCACAATGGCGACAGGGAAACCGACATATAAACTCGTCAACAAGGACGCAAAATAATGGCGATTTCCCTTTCTTCCATTAAACGGGGAAATATTCCCAAACCGCCGCGCATCCTAACTTATGGGGTTCACGGTATCGGAAAAACCAGTTTAGCGGCTGGCGCTCCCAACCCTATTTTTATTCAGACAGAAGATGGCATGGGCAGCATCCCGCGCGACACTTTCGGTTTGATGAAATCCTTTGACGATGTGCTTTCGGCCATTGGTTCCCTTTATGCGGAAGACCACGATTACCAAACCGTGGTCATTGACAGCTTAGATTGGCTGGAACCGCTGATTTGGGCGCACACGGCTCAGGAAAACGGTTGGAAGGATATCGAGGCTCCCGGCTACGGCAAAGGCTATGCCGCAGCATCTGACCAATGGCGCAACTTTTTTGATGGGCTTAATGCTCTGCGCGACGATAAAAACATGGCAGTCGTGATGATTGCCCACTCTGAAATCAAGCGGTTTGATTCCCCGGAACACGAACCGTATGATCGATATGTCATTAAATTGCATTCACGCGCTTCTGGCCTTGTGCAAGAACACGTTGATGCGGTTCTGTTTGCCAATTACCGCGTTACAACCGTCAAATCTGATGCTGGGTTTGGCAAAAAAGTCACGCGCGCAGTCGGCGGAACTGATCGGTTACTTTACTCCGTGGAACGCCCAGCGTTCCTGGCAAAAAACCGTTATGACATGCCGGACACTTTGCCGCTCGATTGGGCGGCAATTGCTGAATACGTCCCTTATTACAATCAAACTCTGACCCAGGAATAGAAGAAAATGGCAAGCCTTGGAATGGACTTTAACGCCAACAGCGTTGCTCCCGCGACAGCGATGGAAGTCGTGCCGGCTGGTAAATATACCGCCGAAATCGTCAACAGCGAAATGCGGGACACAAAGGATGGGAATGGGCAATATCTTTGGATGGAACTCGCAATTACGGAAGGACCTCAATCTAACCGCCGATTGTTTGATCGCTTGAATCTTGTCAATGGAAATCAGCAAGCAGTCGAAATTGCGGAAAAGGCGCTTTCGGCCATTTGCCACGCGACAGGCAAAATGTTGGTTTCAGATAGCGAGCAATTGCACGGCATTCCAATGACCATCACTGTTCGCGTAAAGCCGGCAGGCCCTGATCGCAATGGCGTTTTGCGCGAAGCACAAAACGAAATCCGGGGATATGAAGCGGTGAGCGGACGCATTGCCTCCGCGCCACGCCATCAACCGGCTGCCGCACCACAAGCACAGGCATCTAAGACCAGCGCCGCTCCCTGGCGCAAATAGATTTTCCAATGGCGTCCTGGCGGGCTTTTGCCCGCCAGTTTGGGAAAATCGGGGGAAAAATCATGGCACCGATACCGCCGCGTCAACAACAAACTGTTGATGCGATTTATGCATCATACGTAGCCAAAGCAGACAACGGATTTCGTGAGCATTTAGGCGGCTCGCTTATTGGCGATTCTTGTGAAAGATCGCTTTGGTATTCTTTCCATTGGACGACAAAATCCGATTTCAGTGGTCGCATGCTTAGACTTTTTGATACCGGAAATCTGGAAGAAAATCGGCTCGTCAAAGACCTTCGCAACATTGGCGTCACCGTCATGTCGGTTGATCCGAATAACGGTCAACAATGGCGCGTTAGGGATGAAACCGGCCATTTTGGTGGAAGTATGGATGGCGTCTGCCTGGGGCTGCCTGAAGCACCCAAAACATGGCATCTGCTGGAATTCAAAACGCATAGCTTAAAATCCTTTGCCAGTTTGAAAAAAGACGGGGTTCAAAAATCCAAACCAAAGCATTGGGCGCAAATGCAAACTTACATGCATCTCGCCCACATCGAACGCGCGATGTATCTTGCGGTTTGCAAAGACACTGATGAAATTTATCAAGAACGCATCCATGCCGATCCGGCGGAAGGCATAAGGCTTGTTGCCAAAGCTGCTCGCATTATCAATTCTCCGCGACCGTTAGAACGCATTGCCAACACCGAAACTTGGCACAAATGCCGATTTTGCGATCATCATGCCGCATGCTGGCGCAATGAGCCGCCTGATCGACATTGCCGGTCTTGCATGCATTCCACGCCCATCGCTGATGGTAAATGGTCTTGCGAAAAACATGGAAAGGCGTTAAGCCTTGGCGAGCAAAAAGCGGGATGCGTTGATCATAGATTCATCCCGGATTTTGTGGCGGGCGAGCAATTCGATGCTGCTGATGACGGATCATGGATATCTTACCGCCGGGCTGATGGCACGGTTTGGAACGACGAAGGAAAATAACGTGGGTCGAAAAACATATGTCTGGAATTCCGAAAAATACGCGCTTTTTGCCAAAATGTGGGAAGCAGGCGATCCGATTGATAAAATCGCGCAAGCATGCGGCGTAACGCGCGCTTCGGCTATTGCTTACCGGCATTCGGCTGGTCTGCCATCACGCGATGCGCTGACGAAAATAAGTTTTGTGCAAATGCTCGAAAATGGCATGTCGCTGGAAGCCATAGCCAAAAAGATGAAAACCAGCCGCAGTGCATTGACCGATAAAGCAATTAAATTGGGAATTTACAAAAAAAACGGAGAACGCAAAGTAGCGCCGCCTTCCGTATCAAAACTTACGCCCGAACAATTGCGACGAAAAGACGCAGGCGCAGAACCGCTTCGCGCATTTCATCCGATTGCTATGGAAACCCTAGAAGCTGCGGAAAGGATGCGGTTTGATGATTGAACTTCGTCCATATCAACAAGCGGCAATTGATAAATTGTATGAATATTTCAGCGCCAATGACGGCAATCCACTTATTGTTATGCCGACAGGAACTGGAAAATCAGTTGTCATTGCTGAATTTTTGCGCGCGGTTTTGGATGGCGCTCCCTCGGAACGGGTTTTGGTTTTAACGCATGTCAAAGAATTGATTGCGCAAAATTTCGCCGCATTAATTCGATCCTGGCCGTTGGCACCGGCTGGAATTTATAGCGCAGGTTTGAACAAGCGGGACATTAACGCGCAAATCTTATTTGCAGGCATTCAATCAATTCACAAGCGGGCTTACAACATCCAGCGTTGTGATTTGGTGCTGATTGACGAAGCGCATTTGCTTGGTCGCAACGACCAAGGCACGTATCGGAATTTTTTGAATGATTTGTTGCAGATTAATCCAAACCTAAAAGTCATCGGTTTTACAGCTACGCCATATCGCATGGATAGCGGCATGCTGCATGAAGGCAAAGATCGGCTGTTCACCGATATTGCTTACGATGTGCCAATTCTCAAAATGATCGAACAAGGCTATCTATCGCCGGTTGTTCCCAAGCAAACCAAAACGCAATTGGATGTTTCCAGCGTTGGCAAACGCGGCGGGGAATTTATCCCCGGCCAGCTTGAGGCAGCGGTGGATATTGATAGCGTCAACCGTGAAGCGGTTGAAGAAATCATTGCCCAAAGTGCTGATCGTGGTTCCTGGTTGGTGTTTTGCTCCGGCGTGGATCATGCCCACCACATCCGCGACATTATTCGAGAAGCCGGGTTTTCCTGCGAAACCGTTGTGGGTAACACCCCAGCACCTAAACGCGACCGAATTTTAGATGATTTCAAAGCCGGCAAACTTCGCGCGTTGACCAACGCCAACGTTTTAACCACCGGATTTGACGCACCAGGAACCGATCTGATTGCATTGCTTAGACCGACGAATTCGGTTGGCTTGTATATTCAAATGATTGGTCGCGGCACTCGATTGGCAGAAGGCAAAGAGAATTGCCTTGTTTTGGATTTCGCCGGCAACACCATGCGGCATGGGCCAATCGATCAAGTGGATGGCCGGAAAAAACCCAAAGATGATGAAGGGGATGGATTGGCACCGAGCAAAACATGCCCGGAATGCCAGACAATTAACGCGGCTTCCGCTCGGATGTGCCAGTCGTGCGCATATGAATTCCCACCGCCAAAAATCAAAATCGACACCAAGGCGGCGTCGCATGCCTTGCTATCGACTCAAATTAAAATTGAATGGTTGGATGTTACCAGCACAAAATATGCGCTTCACATCGGGCGAGATGGCAAACCAAATACCATGCGCGCCGATTATTATTGCGGGATGATTAAATACTCTGAATGGATTTGTTTTGAGCATGTTGGATATCCTCGGCAGAAAGCTACCTCATGGTGGCTGCGGCGCGCGTCAACCATTCCCGTTCCTGATACGGTTAATGAAGCCTTGGACGCTGCAAACGCCGGCCATCTAAAAACAACCGCTGCAATTCGGGTTCGACCTCAAGGTAAATACTTTGAAATCCTATCGACACGTCTTGTCGAATGATTTAGTTCGCGCAATTCTGAAAACATGGCCGGAAGCAACCATAATGCGAGACCCTACACCGATTGAAATTGAAGGTATGATGGCCGCCAGTGAAAAAGGCGGGGCATATCTGGACAGGATTGGCAAAACCGATTTAGCTACCATGACCAATAATGAATGGATGAGTTTTTTGGAAACAGCCATCCGTGCATATGAAGAAAAAACCATGGAACTTTACGGCGATCCACCGTTTTGAGGAAACACGTTGATGGTTAAACTACACTTTGACGCCACATCCCGTCCGCCGGTTTCAACCATCAGTTTGACTTTCGGAAAATCAAAATCCGAATTCAGATGGACCGACCGACGATCAATGACGTTTGATGAATTCGGCGCTTTGCTATCGCAAGACGCGATTGGTCAAAAAGACGGGACTTGTTATACGCCGGCCACATTTGCCGGCAACGCCCGGCGAATGGATCAAGCCGTTAGAATTGATATTGTGGTCTTGGATGCCGATTGCGGCCACACCTTGGATGAAATTCGCAATGCCCTGCTTGCCAAAAAATGGCGGGGCATTGTTCACTCAACCTACAGCCATTTGTCAGATACCACCGTTATTGCGGCAGAAGCGGCTGATAAATGGATGGCAGAAAACGGCACCGACGATATCGGAGCTTATATGCTATCCAAAAAAGGCTATTTGCCGCGCATCCTCAAAGGCGCTCGGATTGCGGACGAAACCCTTGATGGCCGATCTCGCTCCTACATTGTCAAGCATCAGCCCTGCCCAAAATTCCGCATAATATTACCTCTGCAAGATCCGTGGATTGCCGACGATTATGAAAGCCAGTCGGTGGCCAACGCATCCTGGCGAGAACGGATCGGCGCATTGGCTCACGCGCTGGGCTTGCATCACGATCAATCTTGCGTCGATACATCCCGCTTGTTTTATTTTCCCCGGCATCAAGCCGGGGCGGAATTTATATTCTTGCCCACAGAGGGCGATGAATGCCCGCTGTGGGCGTTGCCGGACGTTCCCGCCACTCCTGCCGCCATGCCGCTGTTAGAAGCCGCCCAGGGGGCTGCAAAGCCTACGCTGGTGCCGGCGGATCATATGATCTACCGCGCTAACGATGGCACATGGATTAATTTATCGGAATGGGCTGCCGGCAAGGCGAATGAATTTGAAATTGTTAAAGCAATCCGCACCCGCGCTCCGCATATGCTGGGCAGCAGGCGCACTGGGGTCAAGCAGCATATTTTATGCCCGCACAATGACGCGCACGTCACAGGCGGAAACGATACCACCGGAACCTTTATCGTCAACGCATCCCAAGTAAAGGATGCCGGCCTGCCATCGATCACGTCGGGGTTTGTGATCCACTGCGTTCATAATGGCTGCGCCGGTCGGGACCGGCTGGCATTTGTCCATAAAATGCTTTGCGACGGCATTTTATCCATTCTCGATCTTACTGATCCAGAATTCCTGATAGATCCACTTCCCCGCGTGGATTTCACGGCTCTCAAAACCCCAAAAAAAATAGATACGTTTGCCGCTTTATATGCCGACCTTCCTGGTGTCATGCATGACATGCACCATTACATTTGCGCCACTTCGGCCAAACCTCAACCCGCATTAAATTTGGGAGCGGTTTTAGCATTCATGGGCGCTGCCATTGGCCGAAAGGTGAAACTGCAAAATTGGGGTTTGCGTCCTAACGTTTATATTCTCGGCGTTGCGCATTCCGGCAGTGGAAAAGAACGGGCTTTATCGGCTTGCAAGGAAATGGCTCAAGCGGCGGGGTTGTTTGAAAAATTAATTGGCGTCGAGGAAGTGGCATCCGATGCCGGCATTATATCCAGCGTCATGGAACAACCCGCCCAGGTCATGCTTTTGGATGAAGTCAGCAGTTTGATTTCAGCCGTCAACAGCCAAAAAGCCGGATCGCATATGGCCGGCGTGATTTCAACGCTGTTGAAGCTATATTCATCCAGCCATACGCGGTTCAAATCAAAATCATACGCAGATAGCAGCAAGGTGCAATCGGTCGATCAGCCCTGCGTATCGCTTTACGGATGCTCAACCCCGCGTGGGTTGTTTTCCGCTCTTACCAGCAAGGATATCCATTCCGGATTGCTATCCCGCGCAGTGCTATTTGATGCCGGGGATAACGATCCACGCCGCACTCCACCGCAGCAAATGCCGGTGCCGCAATCCATTATCGATTGGCTACAGGCTTGGGACGCCATGCCGCTGAATAACAATCCTCTGAATTATGCGGGCGGCAACCCAGTTATTGATCCAGTGGTGGTGATGATGACCCAGGATGCAATGGACCTGTCGGAAGCATTTGAAGACGAAATGCACATTGCCAAGGTCGCCGCCCGCGCGCGTGGAATGGATGCGCTTTATGTGCGCGCTGGTGAAAACGCTTTGAAATTTGCCCTCATACGGGCTTGCGCACCGCCAGCGGTATCGGGTGCCAAAGGCCCAGCCATAGACAAGTCCACGCTGCGTGTGGATGCCGGCATTATGGCGTGGGCAATTTCATTGTCCCGCTCCACAATCGAAAACATGGATAAAGCCAGCCGGGATCAAATCAGCGATAGCCTTTTTGAGACCAAAGTGAAGCTGTTCCGCGACATGGTGAAGCAAGCCGGACAAAGGGGCATTACGCTGCGCGAAATGGGCAGGCAGTCAGCCGGTCGCCTCCCAGATCGGGAGCGGCAAGATATCATCCGCCTGCTGCGGGAAACGTCAGATATTTATTTTGTGGAAAACGTGAACGCCGGCAAACGCGGGGTGAAGCGGGCTGCTTATGTGCATGGATCGTTTATCCAAGAACCGCCGCAGGAAGATTAAACCCGCCAGCCAGACCCGCAGCAAAGCCGTTCAATGAAAATTGAACGGCTTTTTTATGTTTTGCGGTTCAAGCAACCATTTTGCCGGCAATGTGGCATGCGGCACATTGAAATGCCAAATTGATGCAAATTGATTTGCCTGCAACCTATTGAAATCAAAAGACGATTTCGTTGCGATTGTTATTCGTCATATTTGCACAGGATTCTTTTATAGAGGGGGAAAAGAGAAGGTGCTAAATCATTAAATTTCACATGAAAGACAGGAAGGTGTGACGAATTGACGAATAAGAGAAGTAAGTACTACATATATATATTATCTCTTTGATTTCCTTCATTTTTTTAGAACCCGTTATTCGTCATCAATTTGGCAAGCAATCTGGCAAGAATGGATTTTTATGGCGGATTGATTGAGCGGAGATAAAACCTTTGATCAAATTGCAAAATGGATTATATTTAATTGTCGCAGCATCTTTGGCTGGAACACAAAAGGAACCCGAGATGAACAAAATCCACCTAAATGCAGAATCGCAAACTTACGGAAAACCATCATCGCAAAATAAGTTTTCCCGCGAAGCCATAAGCCGGTTTGGGGATAGGGAAACCAATATGGCCGTGCCGGGCAACACAGCCTTGTCTGTGGCCTCGCACATTATGGCGGCATGTCGCGCCGGGGAATATAGCAGGCTGCCTTCTACGGCCACCACAGGCCTGCTTACGATGGCGCAGGCTTTGGTCGATGTTGGCGAGCAGATTGAATCCATGCAGGCTGAAATTTTCCTGCACAGGAAACGCGTCCGCCGCAAATGGTGGCAAGTTTGGAAGTAGACCAAAAAAAGCCCCGCCAGTGTTATTGGCGGGGCAAGTTTGGAAGATCACGGAGGAAACGCAGATAAAATACTTACTCGGTTTGCGGAATGCAATCTATTTTGGTATTAAGCTAAACATCATCCACTTAAGGAAAATCCATTGAAAACGCGAACAGCTACTCTCACCCGCATCGAAACTTCCTGCGCCAGTTATGCAGCCGGAAAATCCATGCAGGAAATTGCCGCAGATGCGGGAGTGTCGCCCGCAACAATCTGGCGGGACCTTAAAACCGCCAAAACCTCCGGCGATATCCGAGCCTCCGGGCTGAAAGACAATTCCGGCAATCAGGTTTCAATCCTGATGGAAAAACTGACCGCAGCCGGCGAAACCGGCATGAACCTGGATGCGATCAAAAATCTATTCTGGCCGGAAGGAACGCTCCCAACCAACTGGCGATTGGTCATTAGCGTCGTGGTCAACAAATCGCGTAAGCGGCTGGGCGTGACCATTAAATGCAAGGCGGGCGTTTATTACCTCTCATAAGGATTTTCTATGGGGTTATAAGAAATCCCTATATATGCACTCATTAAAAAACCCCCGGCTTCATAAACCGGGGGTTGTGTATGATATTTTGCGATATTTAAGACGCAACAGGTTTTAAATCAGACAACGCGGCCTTGCCTTCCTCAGTGATATACCACCATGTCCGTTTGTCATATTCTTTTGTAACCAATCCCAATTCAAACAACTGACGCAATCCGCGCAAATGCGGACCTCCAACTTGTTGATGATGTTCGACATATTCCAATGCGGCTTGCTGGATCGGAGAAATGGAATTCATGACACCCAAATCCCGGCCAAAGATGGAAACTCTTTTTTTAACAATTCTCTAGCTTTCTCCGCAATAATCCGATGCTCTTTCTGCGTCGATGGATCGGTGCGGACAGCAATGTAATGAATCCACTGCCGCAGGGTGCCGTTGGCATACATGCGGGTCTTCATCAGGCCCTCGGGAAGCACGGCGCGGGCTTGTTCCTTAGCGATGCCAAGTTTCAATGCCTCTTTATAAGCGGCATTGGTGCATTCAACGACGTGCCTTTGCGTGGTATTCCACCAATCCTCCAGATCCTTGTCCTCAATACCGGGTTCGATGCTATTCTGCCGGTTTTTAGGGTCTTGGATGCGCGCCTCGCGCGTTTCGAATGACAGCGACTTTGTCGGATCGGAATAACGCTGGCTGAACTCCTGAAATCGGAATCCATGCCGCAAAATCTGCCGGCCAATGTCGCGCGTGGTTTCGATCTCCATCACGATGTTGACCATTTCAAATATCGAAAAATGCTTATTGTCATAGCAATATTTCAGCAGCTTCCCGCCGGTTTCGGTATTCATTTGATTGTCGGGGTTGCTCACTCTTGCAGCGTAGACGATAAATTCCTCGGGTGTGTTGATGCCCTCAACACGGGGCTGCGTGACGGCGACGATGCGAACTTTCATGTGTTGTCCTTCAGTGCCTGTTTGCCGGGTGGCGTGATTCGATGATATCCTGCACCATCATTTCGATCACTGTTTCGCGTGGGGTCATTTCGGTGGCTCCGGTATGGTCGCGTAGTGCGTCGGCGGATGAAATTCTGGCTCCCATCCAGGCGGTTCATCTCCTTCGGATGTCCAACATTCATGCTTGGGCCACCAGCGCGCAATAACTACCCACCGATCCTTTTTTGGGTTGTTTTCAACAAAACCAGAAATCAGCCATAACTGCCCATTCCGGGCTTCGTCATCAATCTCTCGCCAGGGCGAGACGATCATTGCAGCAAGGCGCGCTTCTATTTTTACATCAGCTTTCCGAAAGGATTGTGAAGGCCCAGTTAGCCATCTTTTGTTGTATGCTTCCCAAAATAACTCTCGCAGCGCATCGCGCCGCACGGTTACAAAATCGGTCATTTTGCCCTCTTGGCTAATGCCGCACGGGCTTTACACCCACTGCATGTGTTTTCATCGAAGTTCGGGCCATACTCACGACAAAGACCCTCACAAAATTGATCTCCGTAATAAGTCAACGCAGCTTCTAACTCCGCGATTCTGGCCCGTGCTGCGGTCAGTTCGGCGCGCATACCGTCCGCGTCCACGACAACCGTGCCCATGCCGTCGCCGGCTCCGACTGGTTTGTAATAGTGCTCGGTCATGGCGTGGGCCTCTTTTTTCCCGATGCGGTCTGCCGCAGCCTGCATCGCATGTTCTTTGGTTGGGTACGCTCCGCTTCCGCCGGCTCCAATAGTTTCGGTCATTTCGCACCCCGCGCGGCTTCGACTGCCGTAGGCCACCGGATCGCGGCAAGCGTTTCCGCGTAGTCCAGCATAGCCATCGTTTCGGCACCGAGAGCAGTTCCCGCGCGGGTCTGTGTCCAGTGCGCGCGGGCCTCGGACATCAGGAAGTAGTGGCACCCGGCTTTGATTTTTAGTCCATACTCAGTGGGCTGAGCGTAGAACCAGTAACCGTCTGAGCGTTGACCGAGACAAAGCAAGTTGGCACCGTGCAGGTTTGCACCGTGCAGGTTGGCATCACGCAGGTCGGCACCGCCCAGGTAGGCACCGTGCAGGTTTGCACCGCGCAAGTTGGCACCGTGCAGGTTGGCATCTCCCAGGTCAGCACCGCGCAGGTTGGCACCGCGCAGGTTTGCACCGCGCAGGTTTGCACCCCTTTCAACCGCCAACACCAACGCCGCTTTCACGCGGGCAATCAGCGGAAACGCAGCATCAATCTCGGCGCTGGATAGTATTTTGTCCGCATTCCAACGCGAGATGATGTTTACTGTTGTGGTTTCCATCACAATGCATCTTTCATTTTAGGTGATTCCAGCCAGTCTGTGCTCATTTCGCACCCCGCGCGGCTTCGACAGCGGCTAGGCCCTCCGCGATGT